TCATAACGAAACTTAACGATGATGAAATACCAAACGGAGTCCTACCCATCGCTACCGGCATCCTAATCGATAAGCATCGCCAGTATGAGGGTGAACCGACTCAGACTATTGAAGTGAAGAAATCTCTCAGCTTGGACGAGATCCGAGCCGAGCTAGCCAACCTGAAGAATGAGAAGGTAGTCGATGCTGAAGTCACTTACATAGATTAACAGAATAGCCTCTTAAATCGTCAGGAAAGCACCTAGAAAGCGTTTTTACCCTCCATTCTATATAATCTACCACGCTAGGGTATAAGACCGCCAATCCCGCCATTCCTCTGAATGCCCTCTTAGACGGCATTGGATTTATATCGAATGCCCTCCTTGCTGTGATTGACCGAGTGTAATATGTGACGGGTGATCCAACTGAATATTTATACCTCCTTGCCGATATAATATTTTGAGCGAGTGAATGGGTAGGCTGAGTGATATCGGTTCCACCGGTTAATCGGTTAAGCTGATGATTCATTTTATTCTTTTAATCGGATGAGCTTGTAGGCTGATGGAGTAGTTGTCCTGGTTCATGCCGCCTTAGCGGTTTGGCGGACTATTGCGGTAGCTTTAGCTATTGGGCCGGCTACGGGCCAAAGCCTTAGTCCGAAGGACAACTACTTTTCAGCCTGTCTTTAGTCTAGAGAGTAGTAGTGTGTATACTATATAAGGCCGACACTACTACTCTTTCAACTATTTAATTAACCTATTCGCTTTTCAGTTCGAGCTTCAAAGAATAGATATTCTGATTACCCGGACCATTCTTTTCGACATCAATTTTACTTTTTGAGAGGTTATATATGCTCGCCCACATGGCATCGGTAATCTTGTTATTTGTCTGCTGTTCTAAAAGTTCAATAACTTTCGATTTACCAGTAATCGGCTTATCTTTTAACAGCTCGAGGAACTTATCGGATAAGGCCTCATTAACCTTTTTTTGGGTGGTAGATATCTGCCCTGGCTTTCTAAACTTGGCCTCGAGTTCGGGCTTATGTTGGAAGAGGGGGAAGGTTTCTGAGGAGAATTCGAGGACTTTTGGGGGTGAGAATGGACAGTTTCGTGAGGTGGTTTCGAGGACTAAGTGTTCTTCCTCTTCGTGGGCGGTAAGGGTAAGGATAGCATCAGGATCACGGGCAAAGACACCTGAGCCACTCGCTCGGTCGATATGATCGGTTTCAGATTTATTACCTTTTGAGAAGTGGTGAGCAAAGACTATGGCGGCACCGGTTTCCTCGGAGAAATCCTCGATTAGATTAACGATTTCGCCTACCGCTTTGGCATCATTTTCGTCTATACCGGTTGCCAGCTTGTAATATGGATCGAGGATAATTAAGTCGTAGTTCCTCTTTTCCACTCGGATCTTGGTTAGGAGATCCAACAATTCTGTTCGATGCCCTCGTAGTGGCCAATAGTCCAGGTGATGGTTGGGCTTAATCTCTCCCTTAAACATCGCCTTGGCAACCCGCTTTATCCGATCTGTACCGAAGTATTTCTTCAGCTCAAAGTCCAAATACAATACCTTACTCTGCTTAACCGGCATCCCCAGCCACGGCATTCCATTGGATGCGGCGATGGCCAAGTTAATGAGACTCCAAGTCTTACCGGCTTTCGATGACCCCGAGATAATCATCTTACATCCTTCGTGCAGACATCCCTCGATAACCTCCTCCAATTCATTGGCGGGGTTCGTTGCATAGTCCATGCACTGACCGAATGACATGATATCGGGGAGTGGTTTGGGATCGTCATTGGTCACCTCGATGGATCGGTTTGGCATATTGGTGACAGTTGGGGAGTCGAGCATATACTCGAGTTCTACCGCTTTAAGCTGTGCTTTGTGATATGGGTCATTTTCAGGTCTCATCTGTATTGTTTGGTTTTATGTTATTTTTGATTAATGTTAAAATTATTTGGGGCTTTAAATTTATGCCATTTCTGACAAGCACAATCGTATCCCCTTCGGCTAACCGGTCGGCCATATTCATCGCTTTAACCGGCTTAATTCCGAGTCTTATAAACCTTCGGACAAGCTGTGCTTTGAGAAGGGTATTAATCATTCCCGCCAAAACAGAATGGGCTGAATGGCGGAATACTTCTCACCCTTCTCAGCCTTCGGCTTACGGGTTCCCCAAGGTAGTCGGACTAATCCGAGGGGTGAATTATAAATCGATGGGTCTGCCCCGAGTTTCATCGACATATGTTTAAATTGCTCGGCCTTACCAGGTATCCAATCGTACCAGCAGTGAAGACTCTGACCGCCTGAATCGACTATCATTTTGAGGGGGCAGATTGTTTCGAGGGCAAGTGCTGGTCCAATCTGATCAGCTTTCGTCCAAGTCGGATCATCAATCTCATGTACTAGATACATCCGTTCACCAGCATTCTCTTTTACCCGAGGACCGATATCCTTGAATGGATTGTAGCTAATAAATTCCATCTGCCCTACCCCTTGACTGATCCCCCAATCGCCCGCCGTCTTAATAAAGGGATTATATTTATCCGCCTGGATGTTTATCCATTGGTCAGGCTTAAAGAGTTTGGAAACCGCCTCCGCCGCATTCAAAGGAATGGCGGAGGAGCGGAGCTGTAGCATTTCAAGATCCTCGGGTTTACCTTTTGCGTTTGTTGATATTCCGGTATCAATTGATACTTTTTTGGATGGGCTGATAATCTTCTCACCTGACAGAATTTGATACGCACCGGTTAATGCATTTCGGATCTCGTTTGGCTGAAGTGGTCGGCGGGTAAATTCGGATGCCACGGCCACACAATATTCGTGAGCCTTCTCAAAGTCTGATTGATGCATGGCGGCACGGAGGGTAAGGCGGGCAATAAAGGTATGATGGCCAAAGTCTCCTTGCGGGAGCCGGTCAAAGAACCCCGCCATATCTGCTGATAGGATTGCCATTAGTCGGAACCCTCTTCCCTAATAAATTGCTGAATGTAGTCGGTAATCTTCGTAATTGCTTCGGATTCAATCTTCCGAATTGTACGCCTAGGTATCCCCGATTTATCCGCCAGTTCCCTTTGGGAGAATCCGGCATGATCCTCGGGTACTTTGAGAAGCATATTTTTAAGCTTCGCTTCCGTGGCCATTTGCTTAGTGGTATTAGGCTTTTCCATCCTCCACCGACACCCATTGATCGATCATCCCTTTAGGTAGTCCCGCCTCTGAGACATGGTGATCGTTTTCATCCGGTTCATATCCTTTCCGAGATATGTGGACGATTTCCGTCAAAACCTCATGGGTATGTCCCCATCTACGAATCGCCCATGCTTCGTTCGGAAATCTTATATCATCAAATACTATGGTCCGCTTTCCGATGTATTGCTCGGCCGCCTTATAGGCCAAATCGATCCATATATTCGGATAAACCCCTTCCCTTCCCCACTCCGTCCCGAGGCTCTGTAATAACTGCCTAGTATTAATATTGTCGGGAAAGTTGGGAATGGGTTCTTCCTTAAAATGCAGATACTTTTCCCCCGGCAATATCACCTTGAGCATTTCTTTAATGGGAGTGGCGAAGGATAGAATAATCGCTCCCTCAATTGATTTGGCATAGGTCGATTTACCTACCATTTTTGGACCGGTCAGTCCGATGATTTTATTGTTCATGTGAAAAATATGATTTTGATGATTGCCAGTGAAAATGCCGTGCAGACATAAGCAAAGCCGAGGACTGCTATGATGAAGAGGAAGAGGATGCCGATGTTTTTCAGGAGGTTCACGGCCTATCGATTTTGTAAATATTAAGCATGAACTCGTATAATTTTACACAATCAGCTACATGACCCTCTCCAATATTTCTAATTGATATAAAGGCGGATTCAGGTGTATTAGCTTTTCCTACGAACTTAAAAAAATCAAAGATTGATGCGGAACGGACACCGCAATGCTCGCATTCCTTTTTAGATGATTCTAATTCCCTTAATATATTTAATGTAACCTTTTTAGGTACTATCCATATCTTGCCATCTATCATTAATTTTTCACCATGCCATCTGTAAAATGGAATTGTTTTTAATTTCTTTTTGCGTTCTTTATTCATCAGTAATGCGTTTTAATTTCCCCCTCCGCCGCCAAGGGTAATCCAGGCATATAGAGAGGTTCTTCGGTTAGTAGTTGAATCATTAAATCGAGTGCCGCCTGTCCCTCATTCTCAGCCACTTCGACTGTGACCGAATCATGCACATGAAGGACAACCGGCAGACCAGCGGCCTCAATTCTTAGAAGTGCATCCGCCATGATATCCCGAGCAGTTGCCTGGACTAAGTTTTCAACAAGGAGTCCGCCATATAGTTTCATCGACCCTTGCCCTCGTACCTTCTGCCCGGTCAGTTCCTTGCCATTATCGTTTACATTGAAATATCGGATCAGATTCCCTGATCTCATGTTCATAATTGCACACTCGGGAGTCTGCCTTGCCTCCTCTCGAATGTGGTCCTCGCACTTCTTCCATAGCTCGACAATCTTGGGGTTCTGATTTCTAAAATCTTTGACCTGTTTTTTGGACTCAGAATCGGTCATATTTAATTTCCCACCGGTCAAAGCCTGTGCCACTTGGCCGAATTTCTTCGGTCCGCATCCGTAGCCCAAACCCAACACACGGGCTTTACATAAGTGACGAAGTTCGGGGGCTAAATCCTTCATTGGCTCATCCTCGTTATAGAGTCCAGTCGCTCGGCCATGAGCTTCGTAAAGATCAATCCCGCCTCTGACCAAACCTAAGAAATCGAAATCCCCGCAAAGATAAGCCAACACCCTCGGCTCGATTTGCGATAGGTCGGCAGAGACCATTACTCTACCTTTACCTGGTGTCAGACATTTCTTAGCCGAAGTACCTTCTACCTCATCCCGAGGAATGCCCTGAAAGTTTAATCCACCCGCTCCACTCCATCTGCCGGTATGGGGCGCACCGCAGTATTTTAATCGGGTGGAAACTCGATGATCGGGACGGACTCGAAGAATCATAGATATATAAGTCTGCCTAGCTTTATTCGCTTTCCTCCATCGGGTCATCGCCTCAAGGATCGGAGCATATTGCGGATTTCTAGCCTTCCATAAAAGTAATTCCGAATCACCCTCCTGAGTCGATTTGGGAGGCTCGACATTTTGCATTTTTAAATAGGCGGCCATCGCAACAGTCGAAGTTGGCTCACCTCCTCCTGGGCCCACCCAAGGCAGAAAGGTTTCGACCTCCTTCATTTTTGCCTCAGTCTTATTTATATATTCCTGACATAGTGGCTGATCGATTGCCATACCTCGGCTTGCAGTCCTCCGGGTAAATGCAGAAAGTAAATATTCTTTTTCGGGGAACGAATCTTTCAGTTCATTATATATCCGAATACACGCTCGGCTGTCACCCAATGCATACTCTTTAAAGGATTCATTTTGGAGGATCTCTTCGGGCCGAAGTCCGCTCATTTCATTGCGGGCATTTTTGTTCAACTCCTCGCCGAATAATTCCTTATATGCTCCCGCCAATGACCTCGGCAACTGATGCCAGCTCGCCATATCCGCCGTACAAATCCATTCCTTCGGAGTAAACTGTGGCATCTGTCCCCTCGCCATTGCCATCCTACAGCATACCGAATCAAACTCGGCATTGTGGGCGCAGATGGATTGTCCGTTTAGAATATCGACCGGTAAGTCTCTTGGATCGCCAACCCATTCAAATCCATCATCGGCTACCAGGGAAACTATGGTTACCCGAAAGTCGGGGTGCTTGGCATATCGGTCGAGTCCCATCGTTGCGACTGAGTACTGCTTGGACCAAACTGTTTCGACATCGAGGGCGATCAAACTCGGTCCTCCTTTAAAATGGTTTCTGCGGACATTACCGCATTCTGTAGAGTGGGATATTCAAGTTCGGGGAGGTCGGGGGTATCCAGCTTGACCCGCCAATTCATTTTATCGGTATCTAGTATTACATCCGCTTGTCTGCTACCCACTTTTACGACTACCTTCTCTCCTCGAGGTAATCCTCTGCCCATTTTATATTGTGTTTTCATTTCGCTAATTCCTTTTCCACCGCCTTAATAAATTGTTTAAGCGGATCTTTATGCATCTTGCG